CCGGTGTAGCCTTAAATGAGCGAACACCGCGACGCGACGTCGTTAACAACGACCCCCCAAGTTCAGCCGTTACAGGTTCACGGCAATGCTAATGAACATCCCGCTCGTCCTGAAAAGAACGAAAAGGAAAAACCCTCCCCTGATCCTCCCTTGTTTAGATCTAATCGTCGGCAAGAGAGGGGCCAATCAGAGGAGAGACGCGGAAGATCACCAAAACCGCGTCAGACAAATACGCCAGACAGTCGAACTGGTTCCTTAAATAGATCGTCTCAGCAGAGGCCCAAGCAAACTCCTGCTCAGACCAAGCCTAAAACCGCTAAGAAGACTCCACGCGTCCCCGATGAAAACAAGGGCCGTGCGCAGACAGAAAAACATAAGATGCAACAAGTTCCCCCACTGCAACGTGATAGATCGCATCGAGAAAACAAGCGTGACCCACCGAAGGCGGGAGGTAAAGGTCCTCGTAACCATGGTCCTCCCCCAAACAATGGGCCCGCACCACCAGATCGTTCCCCTCCAGATCGTCCGTGGAGGCGAGGTCCCAAACCTACAAGCCCCGATCCACGTGAAGAAGACCCTGAAGGGTTCTTCGAGTTGCACTCAACGTTAGCGGAAACACCCATCACCTATGACGAAGCTCTTAAACTTACTCGTGTTCTAGATGTTTCCCAGCCTACTACTATTTCTTCCTGCTACAGAATCTTCTCTGAATGGCACCACTTCACAGATTCTCAGAAACAAAACATCTTTAATCTTGTTTGGATAAAAATGATCCGTGAGTGGACATTCAAAGGAACCGAGGAACAACGTAAAATTTACCAGAAATATCAACTCCGCTCTAAGAGTGAAAAATCGTGCACCAGCACGATGCATGCCACTGCTCGCGCAGCGCGTAATGTAGCTGAGAATATGGTATATGCCTTTATTATTTCAGAAGCCAATCAACGCAATTTGACCACTCAGCGCATAGTTGATTATTTTGGAAAGGATCACACTGGTAACAAGACAGTGCTTCACGACGAAGTAGCCAAGCGTGACCCGACTTTTGTTCCTAACTTGACCTGCACACACCACTCCCCAGTGCTAACTCCGAAGGACGCAGTTTATGCAGCCGATAGAGGAGTAGTAGATTTTGAGCCTACCGACATAATCTACATGTGTGATATTTACATGGAAGACCCTATCTCACTATTGACAGATTTAGCTCAGTTACCTTGCGAGAAGTTCTATTTAGTCACTATGATTTTCCATGCGGATGTCACAGCAGGAATTCGCTTTGAGGACATGCCTTTCCACAAGCGAGGTGATCAAGTTATACAGGCACCCGATCTAGGTTCGACGGCCTGGCCCACTACCAAATCTAACGACTTATGGCAACGCACCAATTACATGGAAGTTGACGGAGTTCATTTTTGTTGGGATATTTGGCGCACGGTTCTCGATTATTATTGCATCGTCATTAGGAAAGTTGACGAGAAGCCAGTCTTTGATGCGCCCATTCAGGAACCCCCCTTTTCCCCCAACGACATGATTACCATTAAGACGATCAAGCCATACACGTGGCAAGCGAAACTCAAACATGCCGCGATTTCTTTTTTGAAATTGGATCGTCTCCCGTCATTTAGGACTATATATGACCGACCTTTGCAAGTCTTTATTCCAGCTCTTCGGGACTTGTCTGGACATATGGCATACAAGACACGGCAAGCTTACCAGGTTTCCACTCTTACTGCCAGCGTTCAGAGCTTGATGCTCAAACATGACAAAGTTTGGAGACTACCCGAAGTGTCTTTTGCCGATGTCCTCGCAGACACTGTGGCTTATCTTACGTGGTCCAAAATTGAGCGTGAACATGAGACATGGGACTGTAGTGTTAAACAACTCGGTCAAATCGCTCTCAGCATCAAGATGATGAAGAACAAATTCATTCCCTCCTCAGGCTCTTGGGATTGTGGCGCTAAGTATATCGCCATGATTCTAGCTGGAGGTGTTATAGCAGGTTTATACGGGTATCACAAATTGCGCAACATTTTCTCCCCCGTTCACCTAGCAGCCTCTTCGTTTTTCCCGATAATAAGAAGTGCGTTGGATAATGCTGGTACCGATAATCTCAAGATGCTCCAAGCCGCCCAGAATGTAATCAATGAGCCCACTATTGCTCCCTTCATAAAAACATGGCGAGATCTAACTACAGCCCCCTTAATAGAAGAACCAGCTAAACTGGTCTTTCCTTTGTTTGTGCCAATTATTGGCACGTTAGAAGGATTGGCCAGTTTTGCTGTACCCATTCCTCTTTGGGCCAAGATCTCAATGTTGGTGGTCAAGAATGCCGTCCACTGGTGGTTCACGAAGACTAGTTCACCAATTGCCACTCACTCAGCATGGAATGCTGGAGTCATGGCAGGCATGTTTTCGCTTGTACCTGGTCACCCCCTCCGGTGGGCATTGGTTTACGCAACGTGTCTCCAATCCGCTCTTTTCGGTTGTTACACGCGCAACCCGCTCTGTATTCCTGAGAGCGCTTTTGCGTTCGCTGGCGGATGGGCTTTACACAACGGCTTGGTATCACTAGCTGCGGCAGCATCTGTTCCATGGTATGCTAAGGTGGCCCTGAGCGCTGCTGGAATTGTGTGGTTAGGCACCAGATATGGTGTACAACGCACGGAGGAAACTAACTTCACACCCTCAGAGACTAAATGTGCGCTGACCCGCCCGGGATACGAGCTCTCCAAGTTCCAAACCGATTTCGTGGCCAAGATCCCTAAAGATCTGTATGATGCCGTCCCGGTCACGGCCGGTTATTACCACCTCCTCTTACCGCCTCGCCCATTTCAAAGACCGCATGGGTTATATCAGTTTGTTCACGCGTATTTTAGGCGGTGCCTGCAGCCAGTGCCCATATCAGACACATGCGAGCAAAGTTGGTTCCCTGAGAAATATCCTAAGCCCACCCAAGATGATTGTTTATTTACATACGGACGATTCTCTGACAAAACTGAATGTGAGGTCAAAGACAAATGGAAACATGCCACGCAGTTAGCTCTTCAGTTTTTCACTAGGAAATTTTCTCATGTAGAAATCAAGCTTAAGCGACCCGATTGGGCAGCGCATTTCGGTTCTGCACAGAAGAAACATAGAGCACTCGACGCAATTGGAAAAATAGGAGACAATGATGTGCTGTATAAGACCGAAATTTTCCTCAAAGCTGATGAAGTTCTATGGGATCGCCCAAATTCGAAGGGAAGGGTGGTCAAGGCTGTGTCCCCGACCGTCCAAGCAGTCGCTGCTCCGCACGTTGACATTGCCATCACTAACCTCAAGAACATTTGTGATGGCAAGACGGTGTACGGTTTTGGAAAGTGGAAAGTCACCATCGCAATTGGTAGTGGGAAGACTTCAACGGAGTTGAATGATTGGTTCCTTATTGCTGAGAATCATGTCCGGTACATACAAAATTCGATTCACTTTATTGTAGCTGGAGATGACTTCTTTGGCATGGTAAACATCGATTCCCGAGTCTTCTATTTAGAAAGCGACTATTCCCAATATGACAGGACGCAGGGTGTTCATGCCCTGGAGTCGTGCATGGTCGTAGAAAATGCATTGGGTATTCCCCTGCACATTTTGGGCCAAATGTATTCCGCAGCTCTAGCCGTCGCGCGTTATGAAAATAAAGTTTCTGGATTTCATATAGCATGCCCGATGCCTGCTCAAAGAGCTACTGGAGGCCCAGACACCACTTTAGGCAATAGTGTTAATAACATCACTGCTTGTCTCTACACCTTGCACAAGACCCCGCCTCATAGGTTAATTGAGGATTTCGTGGATGTCTTGTTAGAACTCGGATTCGTCGCAAAATTGAAATACTCTGAAGATCACACTCGTCACACATTTCTCAAAGGGTGGTGGGTCTCAGGGTGTTGGCTGCCCTTGCCCTCCCAAGTACTTAAGATTGGTAAAATCCTGACCTCACCAGTTGAAATCTACCCGCACCTTGTTAAAGAAAAAGCCTGGAGACAAGCTGCTCGAGCTGTTGCTTTAGGATTTGGTTCCGTGCCTTTGGATTACCCAATCTTAGGTCCTTTCATTCAACGTTACCTTTCACTTTATGATGGAGAGGCTATAATAGAACAAGACGCTAACAAGATCAAGGTCGATGCTTTGGTCGAAATAGATCGAGCAGAAGCCATTTGTCAGATTTCAGAGAGGTACAATCTAGACAATGCAGCGATTGAAGAGATGGAATATGAGATTCGCAATATTCCATTCCCCGGACAGCTGACTCATCCAGGGTTCACCTTATTGGCCAAGGTGGACTATGGATAAGGTTATAATTATGGTAAGGAGCTTAATTGCTGACAGAGTCGCGCCTGTCCCTCCCCAGCGTTATACCGGATGATGGGTCCCAAGTGGCAACCATCGTTATCCAGGCCACTGAATTCGCGCAATGGCAGTCGCCAACAACGAACGTCGCGCGAAAAAGATTTTAAATCGCCTTATTGCTGATCGTAAAATGACCGAGGAAGGAGGTCGTTGGCTTACCATCGCCACCGATCCCTTTCACGACACCGAGATCGCCCCTACTGGTTTTCCTGACCTAAACAGTTGCTCAACCATTACTCAATGTTTCACCTACACTCAGTCTATTGTTGCGCCCTCTAATGCCACAGCGGAATGGGATGCACACGTGGTTTTTGTGCCCCTTTCTAGAACTCAAGGCTATACTACGGCCGCTGGTCCATTGACTGACAAGCCACTGCAACAGTTTTTGATGAACGCCTCAACTGGAGCCATGACACTCTACCCTAGCTCGCCCTTTCCTGGTCCTTCCATCTATGGCGGACTTAATGTCATCACCTCGCCTACGAACACCAATCCATTTACTAGTGGAGGGTCTTCCAGCGTGGCACCTAACCTCCAGTTTCCCGTCTGCGGCGGCCAATTTCGTTTGGTCGCTGCAGGCTTTGAAGTCGTCAACACCACCCCTGAGTTGTACAAAGGTGGAGCCGTTACCGTCTACCGATGTCCCAGCCAACGAGACAACAAGAACGCAGTTGTCTACTCCACTTTGCCCACCACTGGTGGGTATCCTATCGTTGTCACTGCTGCCAATTGGATACCATACACCCAAGCTGCTGCTCAGTTGTATCCTAGCTCGCGCACTTGGGCCGCTAAAGACGGATGCTACTGTATACCCACACTCAGTAGAGATGAGAACCCCTTCACTGCCGCCATGCCTAACACCCCTCTCCTTGTTCACGCACCCTCCGCTGGTGAGCAAGTTGCGGGCACCCAAGTTCCAGGCTATAGTGACCGCTCTAGCATTGAGAGTGAGCAAGTTGCTTGGCAGAAAAACACCGCTCAGCTCCTGAATTTTGATTTCTCAGGAGCTATTTTCGTTGGCCTTAGTTCTCAAACCACGCTCCAAGTAACTGTTAAATACTTCGTTGAGCGCATCCCTAGTGTGTCAGAACCCGATCTCCTTGTCTTAGCTCGAAATCCTACGCCTTTTGACCCCTTAGCCCTTGAACTCTACACTCGTGTAGTTCAGGAACTGTCAACAGGTGTCCCAGTGGGTGAAAACCCGCTTGGTGAATGGTTCAACGATGTGCTGGATCTCGTCAGTGAGTACGCACCGAAAGTTGGAGCTATTTTCGGGCCTGAAGGTGCCGCTTTAGGTACAGCTGCGTCCCTTGCAGCGTCCACAGCCAAGTCCAAACGTCAATCGCAACCTCCTTCTTCTCCTCCCCCGTTACCTCCCCGCCCTCCTCGTCCTATGCCAGGTCTTCAACCAGCCCAAAAGAAAAAACAAGCAGGACCTCCCAAGCGTCGCAGAAGACGTCCTCTTAAACGCAAGGACAGCTGGTCGCGC